ACATATACCATTAGTGTTTGTAAATTTTATCCAAATAGGATATTCTGAATCTAAGTTAGTGAACCTTGCATACTCAAATTCACTGAAAGTGACATCTCCTCCACTATCAGGAGCTGTGGTAGCTGATAAAATAGGAATAAAACATTGTAATTCTGAAGCTGCAGGTATATGCAGTATTCTTTCATAAGCCTCATTACAAGAGCTAACGGTAACGGTATTGGTGTTTCCATACCCCTTTCCGTTTAATGATATTGAGTCTGTGACTGTTGCTGTAAATGTTGAGTTGACTACTGTTGTTGCCATAATTTTATTTATTAAGAGTTATTATTTATTATATTTTAAAAAGAATATTAAAGTTGATGTTAAATGATGCTGTTTCACTGGTACAATAGGCTGATAAGATTAGCGTTTCGTTTACGTCAAAGTCCTGTGCAAAACCCTCACAAGTTAAAAAAGAAGAATGATTAAAGCATATTGGGGAGTTATTTCCAAGTAAAGTAACAGTTTCCTGAGCAACCCTGCAAACTGGAATTGTTGAAGGATAAGCCCCAACAATCGGACATGTTAATGTTGCACGCAATAATGACAATACTACTGTACCAGTTCCAGAAATCCAGCCATTCCATCCAGACAGTTGTGTTCCTGACATAGGTGATGACCAGATTGAGGAATAAAGCATGAATTTAGGACTAATGTCTGAGACTGGGCTTGTTCCTAAATTAACTGTAAACTTGTGTTCTGCATTATATTGAGCATTACTCATGCCATATTCAGAGCCTAACTCTATATCTCCAAACCCCTCAATATTTTGAGACAGATAAGAAACTGGTAAACTGGTATAATTTGGAACATTTAAAACCCCTGCAGACAAAGTAGAAACCCCAGAAGTTCCAGTAGTCGTTAAACTTGTTACAGCTGGGTCAGTCTTTTCCTCCCATGAAAGGACTCCAACATTAGAAACTAAAGACTGATTACCGTAAGGAGTTCTTGTGTTCCCATATACAAATCCTGTTCCCATATCTACAGTGTCATTAGTATTCTGCATACCAGAAAAAGTGCATTGTCCAGAGCCATTAACAGTTGTAACGAAAGCAGCAACCGCTGAAGAGGCTAACCTGTCTAACTCAACCTTAATAGCATCAGCAACCTGTATAGCTGTATCGTTTGCCGCAATAGTAATTGCAGCCTGTGTGAATCCTGTTGTTGGTACAAAAGCAGTAGCGTCCCCTGTAACTGAAAAGTGAGCTTCAATAGATAGTGTTTTACTAAAGAATATATGAAAGAAACTGTTATGAAGAACACCAGCGACATCAGCTCCGCAAATTACTGTTGTGCTTAAATTAAAAAGTGATGCCTCCCATTGTAAGTCTCCTGAATCACTTTTAACAAGGACACTTGAATTACTTGCGACACTAAAATCTTTAGGTGCGTGTATTTGGTCGTTTGGTAAGTCTGAATGAAAATTTGTTGCCATATTAATATAGTATTATTCCGTTTTGTTTAGAAACTCCTCCTGAATTATCCTTACAGTATAATGGATAGGAAATACTGTTCTCAACCAAGAAGTCCTCCATTTTTCTTAAATATGTTTCTGATTTCTTATAAGTTTCTGTTCTCATAAACCCTAATGTTTTAGAGTCTACTGGTAAAGAAAATTCTCCAGTATTTTCTACCAAACCTTGAGATGTTGTATTGTAGGCCATATCAGGTATCATTTCAAACCTAACACAAAACGCAAGATAATTGATAATATAATCATCAACAAGCTTGCCGTTTGGTCTTTGAAATGAAACATTTGAAGTTGCGTTTGTTACTGTTGGAGTCCCTGAAATCGTCATAGATGTAACTGCCCCAGGAACATCTACTGTGAGAACCTTATTAAAACCCCTACAAGCATCAGTGCCATCTTCTCTTAAAGGAATATCAGGCCCAGAAACAAAATCCCCAACTTGAATAAAGCTATTAGCACCGCATGTTATTGTATTACTGGAAGCTGTAACAACAAAATTACTGTATGATGAATATGATAATAATGAGTTCATCATAGTAAATTTATTATATGGTGCACTTGCATTTACAGGTCTTGTTATAGTAACCTTATCAATACCATCAGATACAGCACTACCAAGTCCAAATGCTGCTGCGTTAATTGCTGCAGCTAAAGCGGTACACATCTCTAACGCTGTTGGTGTTGGAGTTAATGATAAGTCAACCTTAACCACTCCATCAAATCCAGGCGGTATAGGTAATATTGCAGGTATTGGGGCTGTTAAATATTCAAAATAAACAGCCACCGTTGAATAATTATTAGCAGAGTGCATCTGAATGTATTTATTTTGCAGCATAGAGGTTGGGTCTGCCGAACAAGTAATCTCATCAAATATAACTGGACTACTATTCCAAGGGCTATTGGTAGCCTTATCATTAAGTATATCATTATACATGTCTGAACCAATAGACGGCTGCACAAAGTTTAATTCAGCAATCTCAACGAAAGCTGGCTTAACTAAATACCTATCAGTATTCTTATTAGTAAAAGCTATATCAATTACTTGTGCTGGTGTTATCAGTGCCATTTTGTATTTTATTTTTTTCTATTAATAAGCTATCCAATTCCGCCTCATCTAATTCAGGTAGGTGAAATATTTTTCTACCCTCCTGAACAGATATATAGTCTGTTGGGTTAATAGCTCCAAGCATTGTAACTGGAGGTTTATTAACTATATGTAAATCAGAAACATTATAATCAGCATGCTTCTTAAGTATTTTTTTAAGCTCCCTTAAAATCATTTGTTGAGGCTCTCTAATAACAGTTGACATAACTATATCATATATAGTTAAAATCTGCTGGTTGTTACCTAAAGAACCAGCTACCTGTATTCCAGATAAAGCAGGATTCCATCTATGTGAAGATATTATGTTATCATTAGTAATAGTTTGTAATTCCATAAAAGAACCATCACTTGTATCGTTAATAATATTAACATTTGAAGCAGCCTCATCTCCATTTTTAGCTATAAACAATATTTTAGAGTTATTGTTTTCACCAGTCAGCTTATCTCTTGCTTCATCAATAAATATCTGAGCCTCCTCCTCAGACATATCAGCCCCTAATTCAATTATAGCAGACGGCATAAAGCCATTCTTAAATCTTGTTAAATTGTATTTACCTATCTGACTTGCTATTTTTATATGGTCTAAGGCAGCCGTATAGTCTGGCAGGCCATAATAATAATAAGTGCTTTCATAGTCAGAGAAATGGATAACAGAACGCTGAACTCCTTTTTCTGCCTTTCTAAATTTAGGGTATAAATCTACTGTCTTTATTTTACTTTCTGTTCTCTTAACATTAGCCCAGTCAGGATGGAAGAGAACCTTGTCATTATTTTTACTCATTCTGGCTGTTGTAGCGTCTTGATGATATAGGTTTATATATCCCTTACCAATTACAACCTCCAAGTAAGCGTTCCCAAATGTCCAGTAATCAGACACAACTTTTCTTACAACATCATCCGCTGTATCTCCATTTGCATTTACATCAGTAAGATATTCACTAAGAGATTCGTCAAGGGTATGTAACCCCTCTCCCATAGTGAATGTTGTTTTAGTGTTAAGTATTGCTCTGTGCGTTGCGGCAGACCTTGATAACTCACTTAGATGCTGAGGAAACAAATTATCATCCCCAAAAGGAATCCAGGCATTTTTTAATCTATCTATCCTTTTTGTCTCTTCAGGAGCATCTTGAGCTAAATCTTTTGAAAAACCGTAAGCAAGAAGCTTATTTTTCTTTACTGGCTTTTGATAATACTTGTTCTTTTGACTCATGTTTGTTGGATTTCTTTATTTTTTTATTAGGCTTGCTATCTAAACTACAGTCCTCATTAGGCTTGCAACTTCCTTTAGATAAAGTAACATAAGGCTTTCCTAACTCATAAAGCTCTTGCAATACAACCTGATTTTCTGCAACACTTTTTCTTACATCTTGATTAGATAGTACAAGTTTAGGGAAAAATCTTGCTGATTTTGAGTGTCTACCAAACAATACGGTCTCACTATCATTTGTCTTAAACCACTCTTTGTCTAATTTATACATTGTATTTTTTTTAAATTAAAGTGCAAAGATAATGAAATTTAGGGGAATGTCAACCACTCCCCTAAAAAACATTATTTAATATACAAACTTATTAAGCTACAGTCCAAGCGTCAGTATAAGTCGAACCTGCAGTCATAGTAGCAGAGATTTCTAAAGGATACTCTCCTTGCTCTCCACCAATCTTAATAAGAGTACCATTTGCATCTTGTAAGCCAACCCCTGTAGTTTGCTCGCCAGACATAAACTCCATATAAGCTGTTAACTCAAAAATTTCGTCATAACCTAATACGAATTTATAAGTGCTTGCTACTGGAGATACACAGTCATCCGCATAAGACTCAACGATTGCGAATAATCCACAAGACCTTGCAAGCTGGTCTAAGTTTTCATTCACTTCCTGAGTTACCTTAGGGATGTAAAATTCAAGTTCAATAGTAATAATTGTGCTCCCATTTTCTCTTGTTGCATTTGCAGTAAATCCTGCAGTCCCTCTATCAAAATCAAATTGATATGCGTCATTTGTTGTAAATGCTGTAACTACCCCTGCAGTTACTGCGGTTGCTGTTACGTTTCCTTGTTCTATCAACCAAATATTCTTCAATCCACCTCTACGGTTTCTATCACAACATTCTACTTGATGTCCTTTTGTAATTGCCATAATTTTATTATTTTATAAGTTATTAATTAGTAAG